AATAGCTGGTTTATTAGTATTCTATACAGAAGATAATGAATTTATATTAGGTACTGACAAAGTAACAACAACTGATTTAGTTTCGACACCAGCTTCTGGGGTAGTAGCTAAATACTCTAACCTTTATGGTAAATACTATGATGGTGTTATTAACACAAAAGATTTCTTTTATGATAATAGACTTTATGTTGATAATAGTGCGAGTGCTACTAATGTTCTTGGAACAACAGTTGATATATCATTTATCGATGGTGAAAATGCTACATCAGCTACTTCATCATACGCTGGATATGATTATATCGTATTTGATTCAAGTGTCGCGTCCTTCTCTGATGAAATTGATTTACAAACATTTGAGCAATTATTGTTCCCTACTTCGAAAGTAAATAAAGGAACATTTACAATAGTAGGAAACTCAGTAGAACCTACTGATTCACCAGCTCAATTAGCTCTAGCTTTAGGATATACCGGTGGTACATTCTACGCTTATCAAGTAACTGAGGAAGTAGAGACTGAAACTTTATTCACACAGAGTATAGTTTATAACTATTCTTCTAGAAGACACTACCTTAAATTATATCTTGATAACGATGGTGTATTGAATGTTCAATTTATGGATGAATTATTACTAGCAACTGAAGCAGTTGATATACAAGCTAATAACACATTTTATATACAATCAGGTAAAACAAACTTCAAACAAACAGTTGAAGTAGAATTACCTACTGGATATATTCAAATACCAAATAAGATATTAATAGATGGTTCTAGATACACCGAAATAAAAGTTGGTGATTTCTTAGAAGCTTATTATGACCCTACAACTCTTGCAGTTGGTGAAGTACCAAGAAGATTAACAAGAATTCTTAGTAAGAGACAATATGTAGGTGATGCTAGTTTAACTGAAATATCTTGTGATTCTAGAATAGCTACTTATGTTTTTAATGGTGATGTACAAACAATGAGATATGTATCAGTTGACCAATATGCGACAACATACAAAGCTATCACTATGAAAGGATTCAAGGTTAGACAAGCTTCTTTACCTGATGGAACAGAAACTAAACAAAACCAAGTACTTAACTTAGTAGCTAAGGGAACTCCAATGTTCAAAGCTTTAATTAACAAAGAAGCATTAGACTTTAGATATTTAATTGACTCATTTGGATTAGGATTAACCGAAAGATCAAAACAACAATTAGTTGATATATGTGGTGATAGATTAGATGCCTTTGGTTTCTTAAATATGCCATCACTTAGATCGTTCAAAAATTCATCTTCTCCATCATTTGTTAATTCAGAAGGTACATTACAAGTTAAATATGTAGCAAGTGGAGGTGACCCAGAAAGTAACCCAGCATTCCTTTACTCATTCGGTGATGGAGCAGGTACAACTACTGTTGGTTATTTCACACCTTATGTTACGGTGAATGATAATGGTAGACCATTAGAATTCCCACCTGCATCCTTTGTAGCAACAACTTATATGAGAAAGCATATTTCTAATATAACATCTGTTACTCCTTGGACAATAGCAGCTGGTGTAACAAATGGTAAGATTACTAACACTTCTGGTATAGAAATGGACTTCACACAAGAAGACATCGAATACTTGAATCAAGCTCAAATGAATCCAATTGTATTCAAGAGAAATAGAGGTTACCAAATTGAAACTGAGAATACAGCTCAAACTCTTTATAAATCAGCTCTTTCTTACATACACGTAAGAGAAGTACTTATTGAACTTGAAAGAGAATTATCAAGAATGTTATTAGACTACCAATGGAAGTTTAACACTCCTGATGTAAGAGCAGAAATTAAACTTAGAGCAGATGTTATTTGCGAAACTTATGTAAGTAAGAATGGTTTATACAACTTCTTTAACAAAATGGATGAAGAGAATAACACATCTGAAATTATTGATAACCAAATTGGTGTTATTGATACTTATGTAGAACCAATCAAAGGTATGGGTATAATTGTTAACAACATTACTATACTGAGAACAGGAGCTATTAACGCAGGTGGGTTTCAAAACTCATAAAAATATCAAAATAAATTAAAAAAACCCTCGAATTTCGAGGGTTTTTTCATTTTAAACTAAACAAAGTGTATATTATTATTTATAATAGAGGAAGAGTTATATAGAATATATAATTAAAAAATAAAGATAATTTTATGTCAGATAAAAAGAAAGATAAAATGTCCGAAGAGGACTACTTAAAAAGACACTTAACAGACTTGGAAGTTGGTAAAGAGGCGGCGTCAGCTAGTACTGACATACCATTTATTTCAGAAAAGACATCCGGATCAAGCGATAGAGTTGATGATTTACAATACTTTAATTTTGATGTTAGAGAATTACCTTGTGGTGAGTTTTATCCAACAGGTACTCTTTTTATGGTAAGACCGGCTCAAGTTAGAGAAATACAAGCATACTCAATGGTTGATGATAATAACTTCTATGATATTGTTGAGAAGATGAATGATATGTTACAATCATGTGTTAGGATTAAATACACAGATGGTAAGGTAGGATCTTATTTAGAAATTAAAGACCAAGATAGATTATATCTTGTCTTCTTAATAAGAGAATTAACGTTTCAGCAAGGAAATAGCTTAGCTATACCAGCAAGATGTGGGTGTGGTAGTGAATTTCAGGTTGAATTGAAAAGAGATAGTTTTAATTATCACGAAGTTGATGAAAAATTATCTAAGTTCTTAAATCTATCAACAAAAACATACCAGTTCAAAACAGTTAATGGTAAAGACTATGAAATTTCACCGCCTAATATTGGATTACAAAAAGCTTTTACTGATTATATCATAAAAGAAAATAATGAAAAGAAAACTCCTAATCTAGCTTTCTTGAAGATAATACCATTTATGTTAGCTGGTAGAACTAGTATATCATATGATGGTATAAAATCTAAACTTGTAGATTTTGAAGATATGGATGATATTTCATTTCAATTCTTAAACGCAGCAATTGGTAAAATGACATTTGGTATAAAAGAACTTAAAAAATCATGTGGTGAGTGTGGAATGGAGGTCCTCACAGAAATGACGTTTCCCAACGGAGCCTCAGGTATTTTCGTTATTCATGATGCCTTTGAAGCATATCTTAAAGAATAAGTTATTATTACAGAAACATTTCCATACACAAGAATTAGCTATGGACAATTGGCCTTATTGGTTATTTGAAGAAAATGTTAAGTTAGTAAATGAAATTCTTGAAGAAGAAGATTCTAATCAGAAGAAACAAGAAGATGGACAAGGAGGAAACTTCGATGCAAATTCTATGATGAAAAATGCTTCTAATATGACAAACAACATGAAAATGCCGAAAATGTAATACTAGGCGACCTATTGGGGATAGACAATAATAAAAAAACCCACTCAAAATTTGAGTGGGTTTTTTATTTAATATTTAAGTATATTTTTCTGGATATGGTATAAAGTGTGGTTCTGGAGTTATTATTATAAACATATCTGTTTTTTCATAACTGTACCCATATCCTGACCTATCACCCATCATTGGTTTAATTTCCTCAAGATCATTAATTATATTCTCTCTTAAATCATCATCAGCACCACCAATAAATATCCTTAGATAATTTGGATTATGACCTAATGGATAATCAATATTCCAATACGGAACTGTTGTTATATTCTCTCTTTCTCCCAATTTATCACTAAACGAACCAGTATCAGTCCTATCTAGGTTTAACTCACTCATATCATACATATCAAAAATCTCAGAAACTAATGTATCTATAAAATTAACCAAATCTATTGGTAGTTTATCCACATATGACCACTTTGACTCATTGATATAATCAAATGACTTAAACGACTTAATCTTTTTCATTTTCATTTTTTATTAAAAAAAAAAAGGTGAACCAAAATTCACCTTTTTTAATATTTATTTAATATTTATTTAATATTAATATCCTGTTACTAAAGGAGGATTAATTGTAAAGTTTTGATCGATATACTCATCAATAAAGTAATCCCAAATGAAACTTGCATCTACTGATTCAAGAATACTATTTGATGACCAGTCAAGACTATAACCACCTAATTTTGTTAATTGACAATTCTGAAATGTTACTCTTCTTAAAACAACACCTTTTTTATCATGTTGGTTTACAATAATAGTAGCTATCAAATCACTTTTATAATGAAGAGCGCCATTTTGTGAATTAAATACTAAATCATACCAAGACTTCATAGTATTCCAAGTTTCCATAGAACCTTGTTGATTTACATTAACCTGTATTGGTATCGTAAGCTCACCACTTGTTTTAGTTGGCGTAGTTATGAATTCTCTTGTTGAGTATTTGAATCTCTGTTGTGCTGTACCAGTATCAAACTCTGTTAAGTTTAAATCAACCTTAGTTGCGTTTTGTAGCAATAAAATTGGGTCTCTTCCCTGTGCTTGTAAAATAACTGGTAAAATAAAAGTTATTTCAAAAAGGTTTAAATATACAACCTCATCCGGTAAGGTTCCTGGTCCACCTGGTGATCCTGAATTTATTACTTGTGTAAAGTGTGGTAATCCCATTATCTTTTTATTATTTTTTAATTAATTTGTTTTGGTTAAATTATAATTTATATATTATAATCTCTCCTTTCTCTATTAGTATATATAAATTACCAAAAATCATTTTTGGTAAAACTATCACTTTTTGAAAAATTTAAATAGATTTTTATACTCAATAGGAGCATCACTTAATTCCAAAACTCTAGATTTTATATTTACAATATTGTTGTTGATAGCTTTCAATAATCTATGGTGTCCATCTAATAACATACCATACTCACCGTTTTTAGTAGTTATTATTATCGGATAACTCAAATCAGAATCTTCTGACCTCTTCACATCAGTAGCAATACATAAATTTTTAATATCATCAACCGGGATATTAACGATATCTATATTGTTACTATCCAAATAATCATTAACATCATGTATCGTTAATTTTGTACCATCTCTCAACACCCAACCGGTTTTCTCATAATGTGATTCAAAAGTCTTAATATATTTCATAAACTATATATTAAATATTGATATAATAAAAAAAGAAATGTTTTTATATGAGAGTATTCATGATAACAGATACACACTTTGGTATCTATCTTAATAATTTAGATAAATGGTTAAATATGATGGAATCAACGTTTTATGATTTTGTTATACCTTATCTAAAAGAAAATGCTAAAGAAGGTGATGTACTAATACATTTAGGTGATCTATTTGATAATAGAAATAGTTTACCTATTATTGTTATTAACAAAGTAGAGAAAATTCTTAAAGAAATGTCTGATATATTACCATTACATATAATGGTGGGTAACCACGATTTATGGAATAAAGGTAGTAATGAAGTTAATTCTGTTAGATTATTCGGATATATGAATAAGAATATTCAAGTGTATGAAGAAACAACAACATTAGAATTGGGAGGTCAAAAACTCGTTCTAATGCCTTGGATTGAAAGACGAAGAGATATGATTGATCAAATAAGTGCAAGTCCTGGAGACTACTTATTGTGTCACTCAGACTTAAATGGGTGTCAGATGCACCTAAATTCAATAGCTCACAGAAATGCTGATAAAATTGATGTTGAAGAATTCAAAGGATATAAGAATGTTTTCTCTGGACACATACATATAAGACAAGAAAATAAAAACTTTATGTTTATTGGTAGTTTATATCAAATGGATAGAAATGACTATGGTGACCAAAAAGGCATAACAATGTTGGATTTAGATACTGATGAAATTTCATTTATACACAACACTTATTCACCTAGTTTTAAGAAAGTTCGTGTAGAAAATGAGGATGATGTTGAGAGTCTTGATGAAATAAAAAACACCAAAGATTATGTTGATATAGCTATATCAAATTCATTACTTATGAGTAACAGAAAGTTGAGAAGAAAGTTGGAAGTTATATTAGAAAGTAGTAATTTCGCATCTGTTGAGTATATAGATGATGTTTCATTAATAACAGAACAAAGTGAGGATGATGTTATAGAACTGGATGAAGAAACTTTAGATATATCTATACAACTAGACTACGAAGACTATGTAAAAGAGTATATTCTTAAACAAACCTATGATAATGGTAAGTTCAAGGATGGTATCCTAAATGAGTATGATGAAGTAATTAAAATTTATAAAGAAAACTACACTAATAAAAAAGACGATGTTTAAGATAATAGATAATAACGAAATTTACAATAGAATTATATCAGGCAAACCTTACGGAAAGGACTTAAAGCCTTATTCAGAAGTTTTATTAGAAAGAGTTCTAATTTCATTTGAGAATGATGAAGAATATGAAAAGTGTATTGTTGTGAAAAATCTATCAGATAATAGGTTACATGATGAGGGGTTTAACCTTTAGGTGTTATCTTAATATCTGCTTTTGTACCTCCATAACCATAACTACCTTCACTAGTTTCAGTACTAATATCAAAACCAGACATATCAATTTGTCTAGTAAAGTATTTGAATTTCCTACTAGTATATTGAGAAACCTCAATATTTATAGAGGGTTCCTCTTTATTTAATTTCAGTAACATACTATAATAAAAATCTGTTGTACCAGAATTAGATCTAGTTCTTAATACATTATAAACCTTTTCTAGTTCAAATAATTTATTATCAGTTACCTCACCAGTAACAAACATTATACTAACACCATAACTACCATACTTAGTGTTATAAAAATGTATTAATATTTTATCATTCTCTAACCTATTTCTCAAAGAAATTAACTCATCGAAAAAATCCCATATTCTATTATCAGACATAATATCGGTTCGGTATCCAAAACCAGGTGTTTTTTCATAGTCATTAAATGAAAATCCAACACTAATGTATTCACTACCAGAAAATTTACCCTCTGTTATTGTTCTTTTATCACCAATATCACAAGACACACCCAAATCCCTAATAGGTACTAACAATTCATTCAATTCATCTTTAGAATATGAATCAGACTCCGTAATATAGTTATAAAATTTCTCTAGATGTTTCATTTATTCTTTAACTTTTTATCCAACATCTTAGCGATATTAGACCCGATAAAAAAGTGAACATTTGACAAAGAATCTGTTTCAAGTGTTTCTATATCATCCATAAACCTAAATTGGAATTTATAGGAGTCAATTTCATTCTCTTCTTCATCTCGATCTACCTTACTAATAGATAATCCCATATCATAGTTATTATTAATATTGACTTTGAAATCAAACGTTGTTTTATCACACGGAGTAGTCTTAAATTTTGGTTGATACACCACATCAAAAATAGAATAATCTGTTATCTTGTGTCTTCTCATGTAGTAATTTAAGAACATAGCAGGTGCCTCAATGAAGTCAGAAAGTATTTGTAAGTCCTCTCCAAAATCTTTAGATTCTATAATATTAGTTATCTTATCTTTCAAGTCAATAATATTTTTGAAATCTAATTTATGATAAACACAATTAACATCATATAAATAAATAAAAGAATCCTCTACGGTTTTTCTTTTTTCTAAATCAACTTTAAATATAAACTTTGTGTGTATGATAGTAGTATCTTCCGTTACTAAACCATGTATAGATATAACCAATTTAAGAAAATCACCTTCTTCGGGTGACTCATAAATAGATTCAACAGAGTTAACAACACCCTTTTCCTCATCAAATACTTCTTTAAGCAATTCTTCTATTTCTGAAATTCTAGCCATAATTTAATTAAATTGATTATCATAAGATTTTCTCTTTAGTTTAAGAACTTTTCCAATATATCCATTTCTTCTAAGTAACTTAAATACTAAATTACCAGTAGAGAATTCACCACCTTGTGTAGCTAATCCACTCTTACGATAATTCTTAATCTTATCCCAAACTTTCTTTACCTTCTTTTGAAATTCTTCATATTTATCTTCATCAATATCTCCCTCTAAATCATCAACCATCATCATAGCTGATTTAGCCTTTTCTTTGATTAATTCTTCATTTGGTTCGAAATCTTTTTTACTTGGCTTAACATTCCATTCATCATTCATAACTGAATAAATCCCAGATGCTTTATGTATTTCTTTTATACCTTGTATATAAACTTCAACCTCATATCCTCCAATCTCAATATCATGTAATCCGTTCCATATGTTCTTAACACTATCCGCATATTTCTTAACCAATTCTTCATCATCATTAACATCCTTGAAATCAATTAATATATGGATATCATAATCAGAGTATTTTTCCGACCAATTATAATTAGCCAAAGATCCAGTTAGTATAATGTCTTGAACATCAGCCTTTAAATCTGTACCATCGTAAAAATCTTGAGCAATTTGAAGTAATTGTTCTCTTACCTCAGGTATCATCTCTTCATTTTCCCAAACTTTTGGGTTTAATTCATCTTTAATATAGAAAGATTTAACAGGTTCTAAATCAGACTGGACAAATTCTAAATATTTAGTAAGTTTCATAAAGTATATATTAAATATAAAAACAGAACGCTAGACTTTTCTGTTTATAAATTATATGGATGGTTGTGTATTTTAAAAATCTTCTTTCCAAACAACTCCTGCTGAAATCTTTTTGTTGGCCGCGGTAACAACCAAAGCAGTAGTAACAGTGTAATGGCTACCAGGTCGCATTTTTATACCTAAATTACTTATATCAACAGAGGTCCCACCATCTTTTGCGACAGAACCTACCCATAGTACTCTACCTCCACTTATTGCAGTTGCGGCAATATCAGTAGATACAACAGATGTTCCGGTTGATATATCATTAGGTGTTCCCGCTCCAGTCAAAGAACCATCCTCTATTATTTTAACCACACCAGGTTCACCTGAACCACTTGCAATACTAATACTTTGCAATAAACAAGATACTTTATTCGTTTTACTTGCGAAGGTAGCATTGTTATATAGTGTAAA